ATGGCTGTTTCGCATTCTAATCACACACCGCATCGCAAGCACACAACTTACTTTCGCCTTTCCGCTTTCCACCATCCGCGCCATGGAACGCCCCGTCTGGAAATCCACATCAGCCGGGCGCAGGCGCGGGCCATTCTGAAAGAAGCCAAGCTACCAGCAGGCCGGGCGCGTGGGCACCGCAAGTTCCACGTGGCTGTGTTCGTTGATGGCCGGGCATTCACTCGGCTCCACGTAGAAACACACAACAGCCACAAGCGGCGCTGCGCGGATAAAGAGGCAACGCGGGCGTGGTATACGCGGTAACCCTTAGGTGGGATTGTTCAGGCCAGCCTCGCGGCTGGCCTTTTTCATTTGCTGGTATCTGCCGGGCTGTTCACTTGCCAGCTTTAGCGGCCTTGGTTCCAAACTGCACATGGCCCTTCGAACAAACACCGGCGGTGCTCAAATCCGCGTTCAACTCTTCGGGCAGTTCGTGGGCGTACGTTTTCCGTTCGGCGGGCGTAATTGGCCGCAGACCTTCGCCGCACTTGATGCAAGCTCCAAGGGACGCTTTCATGGCCAACACCAAATACGTGACCACAACGTTGAGGGCGTTGTCGGCATCGGCGAGCGCGTGGGCTAGTTGGTCTTTGCGTGGCGGCCCATTCTTCCAATTTATGTTGTCAGGGTAAAGCCCCTTCCCAACTTCGTCGATTATGCGGATAGCCTCTACAATCTTTTCACGGGCTTGCGTGTTGTCCATGCGCCCATGATTGCGGAAACCAGCAAACGCAGCAAGGTTACGATAGTGTCTCGGCTGGCGGTTCGGGCGCAGGCTTGCGTGAACCGTCCGCGCTGCCGCCCGGCACAAGTGCCTTGTCGCTTTGCATGTTCACTTGAACCATGCAAATGTCGCCCGCTGGCGATTCGTCCGGGTTCAGGTCTTCCAACTCAAGAATGTCGTTCTTGGTCAGGTAACCCCACTGTCGCCCGCTGGCGTAGAACTTGGCGCGGGAATCGGCATCCGGGTACAGCAGGTGCCGCCTATCGAAGTGCGGGAAGTATTGATTCGCAGTCCGTCCCACCTTCGGAAACAGCTTGCGTTCAAATTCTTTCTCCCATGAAATAATCCACGGCGACAAGCAGTACAGCACGAACTCGATGCTGCTTTGTTCGACGTTCGACTTCCCTGCCTTTTCACTGGCAGCAACCATGTGCAGCGGAACGTTGAACACAGAACAAATTTCTGCGCGTTCGTAATTCCGGGTCTGCAACATCTGCCCTTCTTCGGGCGTGGCTGCAATCTTTTCAAACTTGACCCCGGCTTCAAGAACCGCGACCTTGAACTGGTTTTCACCACCGTGCGCTTCGGCCCAACTGCGCCGCAGGTTTTCAATCGCCTTATCTTCCGGCTTGTTCGGCAGCGTCAGGATACCGGCAGGCCGTGCCCCGTTCCCGAAGAACTTCGCGCCGTACTTTTCCGTCGCCAGCGCCAGCCCGATAATCTGCCGGGCCAAGAACACTGTGCTTTGCCCCACGCGGCCGTCAAGCGAAAGCCCCGGCACGTGCAGCATGTCTTCCGCCAGTATCAACCGGCGAACGCCTTCTTCAACCTTGGCACCTTGAACCTCAACGGCGTTCGGGTCGCTGGACATAAGGTTCTCGGTCGTTTCGTATAGCAGCGTGCCGCCCGGATACACGGTCCCCTCTATCGTCATTGGGCGCAGCAACCTGATTGCTTTCGTGCGGGCCGGGTTCCGGGGCCACAGCGCGTCGATTGCCGCCGTCTTGGGGTGGCGCTGGATTTCCACGAACGCATTGCCGAACAGCAGGTCGTGAACCATAACCGTCTTCAAGAAATTGAACGAAGTCATTTCCTCGTTCGGTTCGTTGTGCAGCAGGTTCATCAGCGGATGATTCGGGGCTTTCTTCTTGCCTTGGCGGCCCCTGATTTCCAAGCGCTCGTAAACGTTCAGTGGCAAGCACGCGAACGCGCTGGAAATGATATTCACGCAGGCGTAGACGGTGGCCACTTGCAGCGCCGTCATCTCGCTCACGCGGATGCCGCTGTCAGTTCTGCCGCCGTTGAAAATGTCCAGCAACCATTCTGCTGGAAAGCTCAAAGGAACCTGCGGGTTTTCAAGGCTGCTGCGCTTTTCAAAAGCTGCTGCTGCCATTCTGCGAATCAAGCCTGCCATAAGAACTCCATCACGAAAAGATAGGGGCAGCAAAGGCTGCCCCATGTTTGTGGTTTAGGAACCGGTGGTGTAAGTCACGGTGCCGGTAATCTTCAGCTTGCCCGAAACGGTCGCTTCCTTGTCGATAGGCAGCGAACGGTCGAACGAGGAGACGTACGCCTTGAAGGTGAACGTTCCCAACGAAACGCTGTAGCCCTGATTGGCGTCCGGAGGAAGAACAATCTGGTAGGTGGCCAGCGTTTGGTTGTTGAAGAAGCCAAGCAGGTCGGCTTCGGTTGGGTCGTTCGGAATCAAGTTGCCCGAGAAAGTCAGCTCGCCGCTATCGTTCAGCGTGGGCAGATATTCCCGGAAGATTCCGGACTGCATGTTGGTCACGTCAGCCAAATCCGCCTTCGCGCCACTGAATGCGATGGACTTGATTTCGGCAATGACGACGTAGGGAATTGAAGGCGGGTTAACCGAGAACTGGATGATAGAACCGCGCCCTGCAAAAGCCTGACTGTTTACATAACTCATGGTGATTGCTCCTTTGTGCCGGGCGTTTCGTCCGGTTCACATTGGGCAATCCCTGTTACGCGGTTGTTTGTTTCTGGCGGCCTGCGCCGGGATTCGCGGCGCGATATTGGCGCATGTACAGGCTCTTGGGTTTGGGGTTCTCTTTTATCGGGTTGCCCGGCTTTGGAGCAACGCCTAAGCGTTTCAGGCGCTCACGAATCGTATCTGTGCTGACGTTCATCTGTTCGGCCAATGCCTTGGTGCGCCGAACGCCCGCGCTGAAACGAACGCCAAGAACAATGTCTTCTCCAGATAGCGGACGCCTGTTCCGCACACGATGGCGCGGCGTCAGGATTTCTTGGACCCGCTGCCACGACACGCCATGCTGCTTGCCTATTTCGGCAAATGTCATGCCGGTCGCCCGTAGCGCAGCCATGTTCTCAATGCGGCGGCTTCGCGCTGATTGCCGCTCCGGGGCTTCAGCGCGGGGCTTGTACTGGCGCTGTTTTTGTTCACGTGGAGCACGCGGTTCGCGGACCGTTTTCAATCGTGGTGTGTCGCCGCGCAGAATTGACTTGTGCTGCCATGCCGCATTGCGGGCGTTGGTTTCGGCAAGGTCTTGCTCACGATTTCCGTTAAGCATGGCCCATACCCGGTGTAGTTGGAAAAGTGTCTTGCGAACCATCGGAGGTTTGATTCCAAGCTCAGTGGCCACGCCTACCGAATCCATCCCGCATGAATAGTACAGTTGGACGATACGGGCCACCAACCCAAGCGTGCCGTCTTTCAGTTCGTGGCACAGGCGCGTGTCTATACCTTCAATCAGCATTTCAAGCTGGCGCAGGCGCGGGTGTTTCGGATTCTCCCGCTTTAGGTGGACATATTCGTGGCAGTGCCGGGTCACTTGTTCAATCAACGACGGGCAGCGGGATGCAAGCATCGCCTGCGCCATCGCCACGCGAATGTTTACAGGAACCACTCGCAAGGCGATGATTTGGCGTTGCATGTCACCGCCGTGCTTCGCACGATTTAACAGGTATGCTGCCAGCAGTTCGCGCTGCAAGGCGTAGTTAGTCGCCCATTCGGGCGTTGGCAACCTGCGTTCGCGCACTTGGCTTTTGTGGATGGTTTGCATCCGGCTGTAATCGTTGTGCGATAGGCCGGTGCTTTCAAATCCGTCTGCGGTGACGTGGGCTGAAACTGGATATTGCATCAGAAACTCCAATGCGTGTTACATGCACGGCGCTGGAGGCAGGTTCTCCATCCAGCGCGGTTCCGTGCAATCTTGTTTACCTGCGCTCGACGTTGCGGAGGTGGGGCGGGTTCGTGTCAACCGAAACAGAAACCTGTTCGGCCTTGCCGTCTTTGATAAGTTGACGGGCCACCGATGCTGATTTCATTTCGACTTCGCCGGTTTCTATCAGGCGGATAAGAACCCCGTCTGACGGGTGGGCAAGTTGGTGTACGGTGCCTTTCGTGGTCATGGTCATGTGTTATTTTCCTTTCAGAATCTCCATGTTGATTGCGTGCACCCGGCTGCGCCGGTCTTGGTCGGCAATCATGTTGGTCACTTTCCGCAACTGTTCGGCGGCCCAATCAGCGCCCGCTTTGTTTCGTGCAGAAACGCTCGTCGCTCTGCCAGAGTAGAAGGGCAAAGTTACGGCGCTCAATTCAAGTATCCGGCCACTTTTTACACGCCGAACCTTGCAGGCCGCTCCCTCGTATTCGCCGTCCACGAAATCATCGTCATCACAATTGAACCCAAAGGAACACCCGTTGATGTCGCCGCGCTTCACGCTGGCGTAAACGTCGCGGTGCTGTGAATTGGAAGGGTCCAATTGGCAGCGGAAATCCAGACCGTCCTCATCGTCGTCAATATCCAGCGTGCCGTTCGATTGGCGGCCAAGTGGCAGGGCGTGGTCGTCGTGATTCAGCAGGCACACAAGCTCGCGCTTCGCGAGGCTGTCGCGGAAACAACCCGGCATAAGCATCTCGCGGAATCCGGGCGCAAGTTCGTTGGCAGAAATCTGCTTATAGCTCAACGCCCGGCCTTCCAACGTGAACTTCGCGTCCTGTGCAGCCCTGATTTCAAAATGCCTGTTGCTTAGTACATTCTTGTCGAGCATAGATTTGTCCTCTTCTGCGGGCTGCCTAACAGTGGCAGCCCATGATTCGTCTTATCCGTGCAACGTTGCGTACACGATGGGTGGCTTGCTGCCGCCCGTTGGGTCGAATACCTTTGCGTCGGCGCGTTGCAGGGCGGTGTACAGTGCCTTCCCTTTTTCAACGTATCCGTTCGCCTCAATGGAACGTCGCAACGCCAGCCGCGAAATGCGAACCACAAAATGGCTGAAATCGCCAAACATGAATGCCACGCCATCGAGGGACGGGGAAATCTTGACTGGCTTGCCCATCAGCAGTTCTTGGTCGCCTACAACGTTAATCAGCGGGCGGTCATTGTTGTCCACGGCCTTGCGCACCTGCTGATAAATGTCGTCGCCCATCAGCCACGCGCATTTCGGACTGGCGCGGTAGAAACGGTCCACGGCAAAATAGTTGTTCTCGATGTCCAGATACGAAATCACGTCGGACCCGAGTTGTGAATGGCCGGAATTGGCCGCGCCGGTATACACGCCTTGTGGTGCGGTGGTTCCGTTGCCGGAAACAAGGTCAACGCCAATACCACGGGCCATGCCCACAGCAGCGCAACGCTGGATGGTTGCCGTCGCGCCCTCGAAATCGTCCTGCTCAAATTCAAAGCTGGCATCGAAAGTTGCGCGGTAGGTGTAGCCGTTCAGGATTCCGCCTGATACAGCCGGAATGGTCAACGGGTTTTGCTGTGCTCCTTCCGTTACCTTGGCAGCCGCGAATGTGCTCAGGTCAACGCCGGGCACCGTGTAGGGCCGCAACGCGAACGTCGGGCTTTCCACAAGGGTTACCAGATTTTCATCCAACAGCGGGTCAATCTGCGCCATTCCCACAACAACGTCGTTGTGGAACTCTTGCGGCACGAGGCAGCCGCCCTCAGCGCCTTCCGTGTAGGTGATGCTTTGCGTGCCAGCGAGGAAATCAGCGCCGCGCTGTTCGACTGGCAGCGGTTGGTCGGTCAGGAACGCAGCCATCCAACGCTTGCAGAAATCGTTCGGGGTCACGGCCTGCGAACGCAGGGTGGAGATTTTCGATAGCAGAACATTGATGCGCGATTCGTCGCGCTTAGAAAGCTCCGCCTTGCTGGAAATCTGTTCGGCTTCGTTAATCGCCGCCCGCAGTTCGTGCATTGCGGGGTTGATGATGTTCTTCATTTTTGGACGCTCCTTTTGCGTTCACATTGCCGCCCGGCTGTTACAGGGTTAGCTGCGCTGCGTGATTTTCACGCCCGGCACCGGCTTCGATTGTTCGCGGACCTTGGTCCGCTGTAGCTGTTTGAACTGCGCGACCATTTCTTCGGAAAGCCCCGGCAGGTTGAGGCGCGTGAAATAGGCCACGGGGTCCGGGCCGTCATAAAATTCGGTTCGCTGGCCAACCCTGCCAACGAGAACCGGCAGGTCGCTCCACGGTAGGCGGCCAATCGTGAACGACGGCGTGTTGGAAACGGGCGCGGGCTGGTCTGGAATCATCTCCAAGAATCCGCAGTCAATCAGCATTTGGTTTTGGGCTGTGCGCTCGACGTGGGTGGTTTCGCCTGCGCGTGGACCGGAAAGAAATTTCACCTTCATAAAAGCTCCTACTCGTTCAGATTTTTGAAACCTACAAAATAGTGGCCCACTGTTACGCCCGCGCAATCGGTACAATCGGGTCGCCCCAAAGGCAGTTTTCTAAAACCATTGTCCAGTGGTCGCGCTCCTGCTGTGTTTTGAACAGAAGCCCGGTCACGTAGTCGTCCATTTCGTACGTGTAGTAATCCGGGCAGTGAATGCCGCGAACATGGCAGAAGTGCTGTGCCGCGTTGTTCACGTCAAAGAACGCACGGATAAATTTCTTGTGGGCGACCAGCAGCGCAGCTTCCGTTTCGTCATGCACCACTTTCAGCCTCCGGAACCACTTCAAGGTGTTCGGTCGCAGCAAACGCTGCGTCGTATTCGACATCCGCCTGCGCCAGCGTTATGGGGTTCGTCGGCAGATACGGGCAACGCCGCCCGCGACCAACGCACCCGTTCTTGCACGCGCCCTGCATGTGGCAGACGTTCAGTTCAAACCTGCGGCGCATGGCGGCCTTGAACCGTTCAATGCACGTGTTGTACACGGCCTGCGAAACTTTCATAAGGGTTCCTCGACGTGCGGCTGCACCCACGTGGGTGCGTTTCGTTTTCGGTTATCAAGATTGGAGAAGAAAAGCTCTTCCGGCGTCTGCACTGGCGCGGGCTTTTCCTGTTCGCCGGTTGGTTTTATTTTCGACCGATTCATTGGCGTCAATCCAAGCCTGTCCGTCAGGGCCACAAGCTGGCGTTCTGTATCCTGCACAACCTTGAGCCAAAGATTCGGCTTCAATTGGTCGTGCGCTTGCCCGTTTGAATCAAGGCGAACATAGGTGCAGATTTCACCTTCGGTTTTCACGTGTTCAAGGGCGCGGGTCCAGCGGTCGTGTTGGATTGCGTAAATGGTCAACAATTCCACGTCGCCTTCCGTAAGGTTTTGCCGGGCTTCCAGCAGCTTACAAATCCTGCGGAATACCAACTGACTGGCGCGGCACAATCCTTTTGGACATTTCGGCTTGCCGGGTTTTATGGTGACGTTGGGTTCTGTTGCCTGCGAGCGCGTGCCGCTCAATTCGTGCATGAAATCACTTTTTCTTGGTTGCGGCATTTGCCTTCCTTACGGCAGCAATGCGAGTGCGGCCATTGTCAGTTTGTATTTTGCGTTCTGGTAACGTTTTGCAAGCCGGTTGAGTTTTGCGCTGCGGAACTCAAGCCATTCACCACGGTTGAACTGCGCCAGCGGAACCCCGGCACTTTTCAGTTCAGCGCCGATAGCAAACCACCGTTGTCGTAGTTGCCACACTTTTGCAGCTTGTTTGTTGAACTCTAACTTCGTCATTCTGTTTTCCCTTTCGGTACGGTTAGCAGCAGTGGAACCGGGCGCGGAACTGGTGCAGGTTTAACGGGCTGAAATCCGTTGCGTTTTGCCGCAGCTATCTTGGCTGCGCTGCGTGATTGCCCGCCCTTGCGGCCTGCCGAAACCGGGTCTGCTGCCATATTCTTGGTCCTTGCTGCTTGGTAGTTCGTGCTTGATGCTTTGGCATTGCCCTGTTACGGGTAGTTTTCGGACGCCGAATTGACGCCGAATGTGGCCGGAACTGAACCCAAACAACCCGGAATACATAAGAAAGGCCGCCCAATCGAACCACGACCGCGCCGTCAAAGGCCACCTGACGGTTCGCGGCTGACGCCTTGGTCAAAACGTCTCCCCCCTATCCATCTGATAACATTGCACTTAACACGCTGCCCAAAGGGCTGGCGCACGAACCCGAACGCTGATTGCATTGCACTTGCCGCAAGCAACGCGCAGGAACCGCGCCACAGAATGAACGCAGTGCGGCCAAAGCGGGCGCTGGCGGCGTGACTTTCAGCATGAACGTGCGCCCGGCCAAAGTCTGGTCTGACCCGTGGGCTGGCGCATGGGGTCTTTGCGTTTGTTCTTGCTGTTGGTTGTTTCTGCCGGGGTTGTTCGGTTGCCGGTATCTGCCGGGTTCGGGTTCGGTTGCCGATTTTGCTACACGTCGTAGTCTTTGAAGTTGATTTCAAAATCGACGTGGGTTGCATACAGCGTTCCGTGTGGAATTGGCTCACTGTCGTCCGCTTCCAATTTCAACCATGCGCCCTGCACCTCAGTTTTCGTGCTTGTGCCCGGCAACGGACCGTTCAAAGCAATCAGTACCAGCCGCAACACTTTCGCGGTGGTCTTTGCTTGCTTGTATGTGCTGCCATAGCAAGAAAACCGCCAGCGCGAGGTTTGCAACGCGCCGGTGCCTGCGTAAGATTCTTGGAGCGGTTCACCAGAAACCTGCTGGTAAACGACGTACGGAACTGGCACTTCTTCAGGTGCCATAATCGGAAACAAACCATTGGTCGAATCTGAACGCGATTCTGCGGTGCCAAGTTGGGCTTGAATCTGTGCGTTGTTTGCGAGTGCTGCTTGAATGCCTTCAACTAGCATTTTCGTCGTCCTTATTTCGGAATTTCGTACTTCATAATTTGGTCCTGACCCGGAATGTTGTTCTCGCCGCGAAAGTTGATTATGTTTCCGAACTTGTTTTGGCAATCGCCGGTTGCGCCGTCCGCGCTGTGATTGCAGCCCGGCAGAATCGTGAACGTGTCGCCCGTGGAATAGGAACCCGGCTCAGGGGCCGCGAACATTGGCAGCGTGAAGGTCAGGTTCGTTCCGTCCCACGATTTGATTTGCACGGACAGCCCACTATTGACCCCGCTTGTGAACGTTAGAATGCCGTCGTTGAACCAACCAACTGGCGCGGGATTCGTCGGCGTGGCTGAACCAAATTGCAGCAGGCCAGCGCCCGGTGTGATTTCTGTCGCGTTGATGACTGCGGCGACGTATCCGTTCTGTACATACGACGGCATGGAAACTTTGCACTTCCCGTCGCCAAGTTCGGCGCGGCAGACCGGCCCATAGATTTGGCCCACGATATAAGAAAGCTGTTGCGTTAGCCCGCGAATCTCCGCAGTGCAAAGGCCGTTCTTCATCGTGACCTTGCCAATCGTGCCGTTGCGGATTTTGATTTCACCCATCGTTAGGTCGGCGTAATTCACAAGGCGAATCTCGATTGTGGCCGCGTCGTACAACTTGCCGCGCAAGTCTTTTTCAGTGATTGCGGCAGAATCCAAAAAGAAACTGGCGTCCAAGTTATCCGGGGAAAGGTCGCTGCTTGCGGCGTCGGCGGTTCTGTCCAAGCCATCCATCGGCTGGTAAGTAATCGGCACGCCGGATTTCACGCCAGCACTTGACGTGTACGTGATTGCTTTGTCGCTGTCGGTAAGTGCAACAACGAAGCCATCGGTTCTCACGCACAGAAAAAGTGTCGCCAGCGTTGTGCAGTCCGCTGCGAGGTGCGCCTTCATTTGTGTGGTTGCGCTTTTCATCTATCCTCCAGTGGGCATCATGTCGAACACGCGGCACGACCACAGCAGCATCTTGCAATGTTCTGGCAGTTCCATTACAGAACCCGGAACCACAATCTCCCTGTTTTCGTACCAGTGAGCCACCGTCTGCATGATTGCCATCTTGATGCGATTCGGCACAAGCGAATCGTCTTCGCTGTATCCGGCGGTGTAATGAATCTGCACAGCGTTAGGAACGTACAAAACCTGCGGCCAATTCACGGTGCCCGGCCCCGGAAAGATGCGGGCAGGTTCGCTATCCACGTCAACAAAGAAAGACCCGAACTGGTCAGACCCGTTATCCAACGCGCTTGGGAATGGCCCACTGTTCTGCCATATCACTGGCCCCGTACCTTCATCGTCAGGGTTGGTTGTTTCGTCCGTGAATCCGCTGATGTTTTTGTTCCACGTGGGCGGGTTCGCGTTCGTGGTTCCGGCCTGCGTGCAGACCTGCACGTTGGCGTTGTTATCCATTCGCTTGTCGTTCAGTGCAACCACTTCGCCCGGATACCACAACTGCGGAACGGGAAGCAGGTCGTGCCACTGATTGTCTGCCGCACTGATGTAGCTGATACGGTCCACGGAAATGGCCGGGGCGGCGTACAGCTTAATCATTTGGGAGTAGTTCCACATCGTGGTGGAATATTTCGACAGCGCGTAGTACGCGGGCGGGTAAGCCTGCTGTGAATAGGTCGTGTCGATGAAGTAGGGAAAGGAATCCAGCCCCATGCGATAGCCCTTGCTGCAAAAGCTGCGATTGCAAAATGCTTCCGCAGATTCCGTCGCAGCCTGAATCATCAGGGTTATCAAAGTATCGTCGTCGGTAGTGGACACGCGCAGAAATGACTTGGTCGTGGCCAAATCAATCGGCGTCTGGTCTGTGGGCGTTTCGATTACCAGTGAACTCATGCTAGATACCTGCTTCCCTTTTGATTCTGTTCAGCGTGTTCTGTAAGTGCAGGCGCGTGCTTGCACTCTTGATGCTTTTGCTGTTGGCCATTTCGAGCAGGAGCGCGGCCTGAATCCGTGCGTACCGTTGGCGCAGTTCAACCAACGCATTGGCAACTTGGAGCGCGGTTGGAAAAACCACATCGCCCGGTTCGCCTTTTTCTCCACGCGGACCTGCTGGCCCTTGCGGTCCAACAGGACCAGCGATGGTCGAATCTTTTCCGTCGACGCCCGGTTTTCCTCGGTCGCCATCCCTGCCAGCAGCACCACGTTCGCCACGTGGTCCAGTCGGTCCGGGTACAGTTGAATCTGCGCCGTTCCTACCGTTGATTCCTGCCGGTCCCTGTGCGCCAGTTTCGCCACGTGCGCCCGGTTCGCCCTGCGGCCCAACAACACCACGCGGGTTCGGCGTAAGCATTCCGGCTACTGGCAGCAGCGTTCCGTCGGCAACTGCGATATAAAACTCTTTCTCGACGTTGTTGAAAATCACATCGCCGGGCGTCGCCTTGCTTGGTGTTCGCTTCACTGAGATTATGTTTGCCATAGGTTTAGGGAGGGTGGGCCATGCGCGAGCTTTCGCCCTGCTACACAGCCCACGGGGCTTCTCCGCACATTGGCAGTGCGCTGTGATGGGTTCGTTAGGCGGGCGTGCCTGCGGTTTGCTGCAAGCTGTCGTTTATTTCTACGCAGTTCAGCACGAGCATTTTGTTGAACTCCACCGGATTCAGAACGCTGGTAATTTGAAACTGCCTGCCGCCAAACCAGACCTGCATCTTGGAAGTCACGCCCGCAATGTAGCGGATGACAATCTGGTAGGTTCCAACAGCAACGATAGAACCGGCTGCGTCTTTATCCGTGCCAGCCATTGGTTCAACGCTGGCCCACACATTGGCGAAAACAACGTCGGAGTTCAAATCGAATCCGCCAGTCGAATCTTGGGTCGGGGAAACCGACACAATGTCGATGCGCTGGCGCAGCTTTCCCGCGAACAGTGTTGGAACGCGGCGCTGTATTACATTTCCGAATGGCATGGTGTGACCTTTTCTCGGTATGGGAAACTTGGAACAAAAGGCGCAAACAATTTGATATGTCGGGCACCGCACGTATCAGCTAAGTTTTTCGCAGCGCCGTACGTGGTGAAAAGTGTCACCTCAAGCCGGTCGTCAAATTGTGCGGCCACGGCGAACTGTCCGCTGCCTGAATGAACAGCGTTAGGCCATCTAGTCTGCGCAACGAGCTGGTAGTACGTGGCTGACATACCACTGTGGCGGGTGGCTGTGATGGGCCTTTGACTGTTTCTGCCGGGGTTCCGGCTGCCGGGCGAACTGTATGCACGTCGCCTATGAAACAGAGTGTGCAGCCCCGGTAGGGCTAAAAACGTGGTGCATACACTTGCATACAGTTCATTTTTGAATGGGGCTTAAATCCTTTCTCATTAGACAGTTACTTTTACACACACTGTTTCATAGAACCGGTGCATACAGTTCGTGGCTGCAAAAGCCCCGGCCACAGGACGAACTGTATGCAAGTGTATGCACCCTAATCCAGTTTGCGGACGTACTTTTTCCGCCCGACCTTGATGCGTTCAACGGTTCCGTTGAATGACAAACCCTGCAAGGTTCGTTCGGCCACGTTCGGACCAAAATCACCGGCGTTGGTTGCATTCAACATTTCACGTTCACCCACGGCGCGATTATCCGGGGCAACCCTGTCCAAATATGCGAGGAACTTATGCAGCAAAATTCCTTCCGGATTGTGGCCCGGATTTGGTTTCAGAATTTCACGGACGCGGAGCTGATATTCTGCGAACGCCAATGCTGGACCCATTGCGCCGGGTAGCAGCACTGGACGGCCATCAAATGCGGCGCAGATTGCCGCGACGCGGACTGCATGTTGGAAAACGCGCTTCAGTTTCGGATAATCCTTTTGCATTTCCAAAACCTTGGGGTCGATGCTGACCGGAATTGGCCGGTTGGGTTCGATGCTTTCTTCTGAAGAACTTTGCAGTGCCGAACCGCCCTCAAAATCCTTGTAGAAATATTGGAAATCGGACGGTTCGATTCCGAAAATGAATCGGTCGTACAATCCACCGGTTGTTTGGTCCCCAAACCCATCTCCAAATTCCTCGGTAACCAGCCCACCGATAAAAGAAAGCTGCGCGTTGAAGTTCAGTTGCTCACCACGGGCTATCGTCATTTGCTGCCAATCGAAGTTGTAAGCTGTATTCAAAAAGCTGGAGAACGTTGCGCCCTCGATGTTCGCTTTTTTCAGCGTGTGCAGCAGTTCATCCGGAAAGAACAACCGGTGTGCGCCGCCCACGTTCCCTATCAGCTTGGCCAGCCCTTCCGCGCTGCCGCTTTTCATGCGCAGCAACGTTGGGGCTTCCAGCCCAAGCAGTTTTATGGCGTATTCAATCGCTGATGTTTTTCCAGCGCCCGGTGCGGCCACGAGGGAAAGGTATAGATTCGTGCGGGCCGTTCCGGGCACCAGCGAACCGGCGACCGTGACCAGCGCGGGCCACGCGAAGGCAATCGGAAAATCTGCCATTCGCGTGCGGCAGATTTCCCCAAGCCATCCATCAAGGACCTCGGTGGGCATATCTTGCAGGCCGGGCTTCAGCGCCGGGGAAGCGAACTGCACGCCCGCCCGGAACTGCTCCAGCGTTTCAGGAATTTTGTCCAGCACGGAAACTGTGAGGCCGTGGCCCAACAATTTCTCGACCAGTTTGTTGTCCTGAAAAAGTAGGACGTGGGGTTTCCAGCTAAGGGAACCCACGGCATTTTTCAGGTCAGCCGCAAGGAGCACTTTGCAATCTTCCGGGCTGGCCAAGTTGATAGCGTTCCGATAGTACCAAGTCGAAAATGCCCCGGCCTCATATCGTTCCGCGAATCGCAGATTGTAAAAAAGCTGGCGGGCGTCCTCTTGTGTTCGGACCAAGAAAACCGGGTCGCCCTCGTCGGGCCACTCGGGTTTCTTCCCGGTGGCCCACAGGTCTTGAAACGTTTTGTTAATGTCAACCATTTGCTTTCTCCGCTGCTTCGCGCAGCATGGCCAGCAGGTTTCCGCCTTTCATGCCGGGCAGTTCGCGTTTGACACTTTCCATTTTCCCGGCCTGAACCTGCGGGCTAAGTTCCGGAAGTGGATAATTCAGATGCGGGTGTCTGCCCGTTTCATGCTGGCAGATAGGGGCAGCTTCGTACAGCGTGAGCAAGATGCGCTCACGATGTGGTTGCAGCGCAGGGTTGCTTTCAATCACGTTCTCGGCTAGGCGTTTGATACCAACCCACCCGCGTTCGCGTGGCAGTGCATCCCAAAATTGATAGAAGCAGTAAGTTGAATCCTTCGGCTTCTGGCATTCTTGCAGCAGCGCAGTGAGGCTGCCGGTTGTGTCGATTTTTTCAAGTTCAGCGAATGTCACCGGGCACCTGCTTTCGCAATCTTTCGCGCAGCGGGGTTGCCGTGATTCCGTGCCCACTCGAGGACGGTGTGCTTTTCAAAACGGAGGTAGCGGCCAATATGAAGCGCGGGCAGCGGGTCGCGCTGGCGCGTGCGGCACTTTTCATAGACCCAACCAAGGGACGTGCGCAGCAGTTGGGAAACCTCTTCCGGGGTTAGGATTTCAGCAGGTTGAACAACGGGTGGAACAGCAGCAGATTTCTTGGACGAACTAGCCATGTGGGTTCCTGAAATTTGGATTGGCTAGTTCTGTTCTTCAACTGCCGGGTTGGCTACCGGCCCCGATTACGCACGGTGCTCGCGACTAGGCTTGTTGCAACCCACGGGTGGGGCAGGTTTCGCCTAACAGGCGCAGCCTAGCGCCTGCATTCATTTATGTTAACAAAGTGCTCATGCGGTTTGCAATAAGAAACTTTCGGCTCGATTCGGCGGCGTCGGGCTACCTATAATAAGGGCGTGCAAAGCGGGCAGATATTCAAATCGCATGGCGCGTGGTTCGTCAGGTACTACGCCAACGAAGTCAAGGACGGCGTTCCTGTGCGCCGACGAATCAGCAAATGGCTGGCCCCGGTCGGGGAACCTTACCGCCAGAAAAGCGACGTGAGGGATTTGGCCGCCGAGGCTACCGGCAATGTCAACGCCCGCGTTCCTGAAGCCGGGCTTACCGTATCCGAATTTGCCACCGGGTACTTTCTGCCGCACATCAAGGCCAAGCGCAAACCTAGCACGCATAAGTTCTATCGTGAGGTGTTCGAGAACCATTTGAAAGGCCGCGTTGGTGAAATCCGGCTACGCGATTTTTCAACCGGCGACGCCCAACGTGTGCTTGATGAAATCCAGCTTTCGCACCAAAGCCTCCTGCGAATCAAAACGGGAATGAGCGCCATCTTCACTTTCGCCCGGCAGCGGAACTTCATCCGAACAGCCAACCCGGTTCAGGGAACACGGGCAGAAGGCACACGCAGCGACCCGGAACGATACGCCTACAGCTTGGATGAAGTGCTGTTCATACTGAACAAACTTTCAGGCGTGGCGTTGGTCGTTGCGGGCGTGGCCGCGTTCGCCGGGTTGCGGGAAAGTGAAATTCGCGGGTTGAAGTGGGAAGATTACGCAGGCGATTCCCTGCACGTGCGCCGCAGTGTGTGGCGGGTTCACGTGGGCGAAACCAAAACGCCCGAAAGCAAGAACGCGGTCCCTGTGATTGCGCCACTACGGAAGCTGCTTGACCAGCACAGGCGCACTGCTGCCAACGGTTCAGGTGGCTGGATATTCGCCGGGGAAAAGAAAGGCTTCGCCCTGCACTTGGACAATCTGTGCCGCCGTGAAATCCGGCCTGTGCTTGGCGATAAGTGGCATGGCTGGCACGCATTCAGACGCGGGCTTGCGACCACGCTGTTTGGGTTGGGCGTTCCTGCCGAAGTGGCGCAGACGATTCTGCGGCACGCGAACGTGTCAACAACGCGGGCGCACTATATAATTCTTGAACGCGGAACCGCAGGCCGCAAGGCTATGCGAACGCTGGAAAAGGCGATTGGCCGGGCAGCAAATGGGCAGCAGCGGAAACCCCGGAAATCGCGCTCAACCGTATAA